CAGGAGATCAATCTGAATATTAGGGCTATAGACACTGGCACAGTTGAAGTAGTTGATAGAAATGGTATCTCTCGAACTATGAACATCCCTAGCGAGGAAGGTTCCTTATCGGCCCTGTCTTTTATGATTAAGGACGAGGCCTTTGTTAAAATCTTTTCCGCATTGAGCGTTGGAGATGTTACCAATTTATGGAGTGATATATGTGTGCTTAGCAAGAAGACAAGTATAAGAAACATCCATGTATTCATTAACTCCCCTGGCGGTGATGCTTTCTCTGGACTTGCCCTTGCCGATCAGATTGAATCTGCCAAAAGAGATGGTTTCCATTTTACCGCTCATGCCTCTGGTATTGTGGCAAGTGCTGCTGTGCCAGTGTTTGCAGTATGCGATGAACGTCTAGCCGCATTAGGCACGATCTTTATGGTGCATGAAACTTCTATCTGGAAGTGGCCGGGCATTGAGACAGCTTCGGATATTAGGTCCCAAAACAAATTGTTCAATCTTCTCCGGACTCGATATCTCACAAAACTGGTCAAATACAGTAAGTTGACTTGGGAGCAATGGGAAGAAAAGGAAGCTGAAACTACCTACTTTAATGTGGAAGAGGCCAAAGACTGGGGCTTGGTGGATAGGATAGAATGAACCTAGCACAAGGATTCTTTAGGGCTTTAGCATGGCAGGTAGCCAAGGTAGTTGGGTATATTGCATTAGGCGCTTGTGTGGTAGGCCTAATCATTTGGGGAATAACAACCTAAAACAAGAGGTATGAACATGGATGCAGAAACCATCAGAGTAATTGCCGAAATCGTATTGCTTATTCTCGGTACTTTCTTCGGTGCTAAGTGGAAGGGTGCTAAAGACACGGCCAAGAACGGTGTTGCTGTTGCTCAGGATAAGACCAACCAGGCTTTTAGCGTAGCCAATAGGATCATCCGAGCAGCAGAGGACGACCATGTAACGCCCGAAGAGGTACAGGAGATTGCCTTGTCTGTTAAGGAATTTCTGCCTCAGAAGGAGGTATAATGGCCTTACCAACGTGGGCAATACCAATCTTAACACTAGGCATTAGAGAGCTTCTTGCCTGGTGGAGAGAGTATAGGCAGGCTAAGAGGGAGGCAAAGAAATGAGGAAGGTGATCTTAGCACTATGTTTTGTGTTTATGGCTAGTGTTGCGTCTGCTCAAGACCTTGCAATATGGGAAGGGAAAGATGGTACTTCTGGCTACTACAAAGAAGTCAAATGCGAGATATGCGGGAAGCTGTTGAGGGAATGGGTGGAAACATCATCTAGTTCTGGTAGTTGGATTTTAACTACACAAGGAGATACCATTAGTGGTTGGGAGATTACAACCAAACCCCAAGCCCCCAAACCCCTTGAGAAAGTAACTAGGCTTAATTGGAATAGAAGTCCCAGGCTTTGCGCTCATTGTAAAAAGAAATTCAGTCAAGAACTTTATGACTCCCTGGCACAGACCTACGAGAAATGGCTTATGAAAGCAAGGCTTAACTCTGAAGACCGGAGTGTAAAGATGCAGGAACAAGCCAAAGAGTACCGCCTGCAGGCATTAAGGAAAGAGCTTGCAGATTTTAAGCGCGAGATGCAAGAAAAAATCAAACAAATGGAGGTACAATGAAAAAACTTAGCATTACCCTAATTATACTGGCGTTTGCCCTAACAGGCTGTGCCGGCATTCAAATCGATTGGAGCACGCCCCTTGAAAAGGGACCGAAAGTGGTCGGTTGTTTAGTAGCCGACAACAATCCGGACTGGACCGAAAGGATCGTGGTCTATTGTGATATACTCTTAAGGGAAGGTCAACCGATTGACTTCCAGTATGCCTTAGAAGAAGGCATCGAGTGGCTATTGGAGCAATACGTTCATAAGCCTGCCATTCGTCTTTTAATTATAGACCTTTTACCGGAGATTCAACTTACCGGCAGTTTACCTACTTTGCCTTGGATGGACAAGGTAAAGCCAATGATCCTTAACTTTAGGGAAGGCGTTAAGAGGTGTGGCCAACCTGTGGTGACTAGCGCGGTAGATAAGAGTTTCATCCAACGCTATCTTGATGTTTACGAAACTGCCTATCTGTATAACTTTCCGTCAAGAGGGCTGCCATAAATGCCTAACGAAGACACAAAAGCACTTCAGGAAAAGGCGCATGGGTTTATAGACAACCCGTTTTTGCCTTTTCTAGAGGAGAAAAAGCTTGATGGTAAGAAGGCTGCGCTCAGGTTAAGCCAAGAGCTGAATGCCAAAGAGGTAAAGACCATTAAGATAAAGGGCGCGGTAAACCCTAAAGATTTGCCCAAAGGCTACAAGATAATAGCCACCAGCGGATTAACAGGAGTAAATAAGAAAGGGGAAAGATGGTACGGAGATGGTGAAACTATCATCGAATATAACCCTGTGGCCGGAGGAATACGGCAAAACGCCAGGCAAGACCTTGTGATGTATCTTGGGTTGAAACCGGCAGATAAAGTTAAGGGTGACTTCGACCATCATTTCCCTAATGCCATGGGTATAGTGGTGCAGGCTAGGCAAATAGCAAAAGATGGAAAATCAAGCGATAGCGACTGACATATTTCAAGAGCAAGTTGTTGAATGCGAGAAGGTATGCGAATCCTTTGAGTATTTTCTTGATGAGTATGTCTGGATTGAGGATAAGGTAAGTAAGGAGGCCATTGATTTAAAATTGTGGCCGGCACAAAGAGAGAAGATCGCTGATTTATTCCTCCATCGCTTACTGATAATCCTAAAAGCTCATCAACTTGGTTATACATGGATATTTGTAGCTGCTTACTGTCTCTGGAGAGCGATAACCGAACCCCTGCATCATATTGTCATAAACTCGTTTAACGAAGATGTAGGTGTTGAAATATTGAAACGGCTTGATTTTATCCTTGATCGTATTCCTACCTGGATGTATCCCCCGATTGGTCAATCTCAGACACAACTTAAAGAGTTCTTGCATTACGATGAGGCAGGCCGAAAAATACCTTCTATCATTCAAGTTATTCCTGCAACAGAGAAAGGAGCCCAATCCAAGACCCCTACTATCCTGATCGTTGATGAATCCGCTCAGAACCGCTATGTCGGGAAAACCTATGTTGCATCTAAGCCCGGTATTGATATGGCAGAAGGGCAGATAATCATTATTTCAAACAGTATCAAAGATGCTCCGGGGTGGCCGTTTACGAAAACCATTTATACCGATTCAGTTAAAGGCCTTAATACCTTTCACCGTGTTTTTCTCCCTTGGTGGGCTAATCCAAACAGGCCCAAAAATTTCAAGGAAATCCAGCTTAACGAGGGCATGGACGAAGATGATTTCAGCCAACGATATCCCGAATCAGAATCAGAAGCTATCAGCACCATGCTCGGTAGTTATTTTGGGAAAGTGTTGGCTAAACATGACAATACGATCAAGAAAGGGATTGTTGGCAACCTTGAGATAGACCCAAAGGACCCCCAGGAGAAAAAAATCATTTTCACTGAGGAAAAGCACGGTATCCTTGAGATATGGGCAAAACCTGTGCTTGAATGGACTTTTCGCTACGTTGTTGGTAGCGATGTAAGCGAGGGCCTGGGGCAAACTTATTCTGTGGCTTATGTATATGATCGTGTTGATAAGGTTTTTGTAGCAAGATTACGCTCTAACAGGATTGACGCGGATATTTGGGGTTACAAACTCATTGAATTAGGTAAATACTATGACGAGGCAATGATCGGATGGGAAACCAACGGAGCCGGTATAACAACTACCAAGCGTCTGACAGAAGACTACTCAAATCTTTTCTATCATACAGTACCCGGCAAGATTAAAGGTCAAATGGTCAATGAGTACGGCTGGCATGAAACCAATGAGAATAAACATAACTTGGCCGGTGATCTGAAAAGCCATTTCCGGGAAACATTCTCCTCAGTTTCCTGTGCAATTCTCATTGATGAATGTTCGACTTTTATTCGTCATGAAAATGGCAAGCTCGAGCACGAAGAAGGCAAGCTGGATGATTGTGTAATCGCTGGTGGTATTACAGTGCAAGTGAGCCAAAGCTTGCCCCCGGCTTATAAAGGTGAAGTAAAGGTTAGGACCCCAGCCGAAAAACATATTGATGAAATCGAATCAGGCGCTAAGACCTATTTTGAAGAAGAACAGGAATGTCTGGGGAAGAGCTTGACAGAGTTTGAGGAAGAATATCATCATCCTGACGAACCGGAATTTGAGGGAGAGATTATTTACGATGACCTTAACTGACTTTATAATGCCGGCCATTGTTTTTGTTGTAGCCATCATCTTTCTCATCATCGGCTATGCCATGGGCCGAAATAGTGCTGCATTGCCCTTTCGGACCATAGAGAAGGAAAAGAGCTTCAAGCCAGGGCCTATCACAGAGGAAGAAGATCAGTATGATGGAGCTATGTACGGAGAGGAAACAGAAGCAGAGAAGAAGGCAGCGAGGATAGAAACGGTATGAAAACCGTAATCTGCCAAAATTGCCGTGAACTGATCGGTAAGGTAGACCCTGAAAAGCTATCCTTACCTCTCAAGGGCTATATGTTTGAGTCTGTTGATGACCGAAAACATCCACCTTTCCCTCATCCAGACGTCGAATGGGAATTTATGAGATGTCCTTATGGTCCCCGGGATCCAAACAATCCGAATGTAGGGCATAGACCTTTTCGGTATCCGAACCAGATATTAACCTTTGAGGATGGACTTGTTACTATTGAGGGCGAAGTCAATGTTTTGATGTGTCCCAAGTGCGTAGATGTCCCGAGTCCATTAGCCACACATGAAGACAAAGAAACGGGCAAAGTAACTGCTATTTGCCCGATTCATGATGTAGTTGATATGACACCATTTATTAAAATGAAGGAGGAAACCAATGGAACACTTGCACATCAGGATCCAGAGTTTGGAGGAAGAAGTGAGCCGGTTGAAGAGGGAAAACCTGGAATTAAAAGACCAACTAAAAAAGTTAGAAGAAAGACTACCAAACGCAAATCCAGTAAAACCGGCAGGCGACCAGGGCGGCCCAAAGGCACAGGCAAAAAAAAGTCGGAAAGCTAAATGACCCTTTACGAAAAATCTTCAATTCCGATAACACAGATGATAGAGCCCTTTACATACACTGAGTATCGGACTATCTTGGAAACGCTCAGGGACAGTTGGTATCTCGATTTTGTTAATTATCGCACAGGCATGAACTTAATCCAAAACAGTGATGCCAAGGGCTTCGCCATTATCCGGCATGATGTTGATGTCAGTTTACAGAAGGCACTAAAACTGGCTGAAATTGAGAAGAGCATGGGCGTGTCTGCCACCTATTTCATTTTGGCCGATACCATGGCCTACAATCTCAACTTTTCCGAACATATTGAAGAAGTGTTTGAACTAATTGATCTTGGTCATGAGATAGGATTACATTTTTATATCAATGAGGGCGAGGGCGAAAAAGAGATAATGTCAAATTTCACCCTGCAGCGAAACGCTCTCCAGGTTCATTTCGCTACAGTCATCGATGTGATGACATTCCACTGTCCGCATAAGCTATCCAAAGAACTCGATACCAAGTTTGACATTATCAACGGCTCGGATGAACCCTTCTTGACAAAGATCAAATATTTCTCCGATGGTTGGGGAGATTGGAGATATGGACATCCCCTGGAAAGTAAGGAAGTTGAGGAACGGAGGCCTCTGCACCTGAGTTTTCATCCGGTATGGTGGAATGAGAGAAAAGTTCCTCCTCTGGTTGCGCTTAATGAGGCCGTGAAAGACCAGAATGAAGCGTTTAAGTGGTATGTGGCACAGAACATGATAGGGTTTTGAGATGCAATCTATTTTCATTGAGGGTATTATTACAGGTGTTGCACTTACAATGGGCATTGGTTTGGGAATATGGGTATTAGTTAGTGTTTGTGGTAAAAAAGACCCACTTATTGAGGAATTTTATGAAGACCCTGCTAAATTCCTTCGTAATTATGGTCCCAAGTCCGTTATTGCCAGGGAGACAGAATTAGATGAACGTCAAAGAACTCATAGCACACCTTGGCATCCCTGAAAGTGATGTGCTTGGTGATTTAGAACGAGAAATTGTGGGGGTAGCTCCGCTTTATCGGGCTAAGGAAGGGGAGTTGACGTTTTGCACAAAAACTCAAATAACACAACCTAATACGATAATTTTTATTCGTAGAGATTCTACTATTGGTGATTTCCATGTAACATGGCCTGAATTCGCACATAGCACTTATATTATTGTCGATAACCCCCGCCTGATGTTCATACGGGCGATGAAGGTGCTGTATGATCGGCATTCATATGACCATGCACTTATCATTCCTGAAGAATATATAAAGCATCATGCTCTTGATGTTAAATACGGCAAAAACGTCATCATCTGGCCCGGCACCATCATCGGCGCCGATGGCTTCGGCTTCGAGCGCAATGAGAAGGGCGAACTTGAGAAATTCCCCCACATCGGAGGTGTGGTTATCGGTGACAATGTGGAAATCCAGGCAAACTGCACTGTTGACCGCGGAACCCTTGATGACACAATTATCGGTGAAGGAACCAAGCTTGATAACATCGTTCACGTAGGCCACAACTGCAAGATAGGAAAGCATTGCTTTATAGCTGGTGGCACTGTCTTTGGGGGTAGCGTTACCGTAGGTGATTACACCGATTTTGGTCTTAACTGTGTCATTCTTCCAGGTATTACCATCGGGCATCATTGCAACATTGGGGCTAGTGCCGTTGTGACCAAGGATGTGCCGGATAACATGACGGTGGCAGGGAATCCGGCGAGGGAAATAACAGAGTTTAAGATGATGCAGCAATTTGTAAAAGAGCATGTTGGGATTCTCCCATTGCATTACGGGAAGGATAAATGAATATGGCCAAGAAGAAACCAAGTAGCGATAAATACACTGAATTGATACCGCCCGAAGGCGATAAGGAAGCTGGTCGGAAAATCTTTCAGATCCTCACTGAAATCATCGACGACAAGATTAATCTTGGCCTTCATGAAAAGTGGCTTGAACACTATAAACTTGGCAAGAATAAACACTGGAAAAAGACGGCCAAGAAGATCCCTCTCATCAGTGGCAATCTTCTCTTTGTCCATCGTCAGCGTACCGTGAATATGCTCACAGACAATAATCCCACGTTCAATGTCGTTAAGGTCGGGGAAATAGAGGAAAAGCAGGAAGACCTATTTCTTCATCTGCAACGAGCCACTGATTTCTGGTGGCGGGAGACTGAACAACAGGATGTACTGGAATCCAGTGTAATCAATGGGGAGACCTATGGTGTAACTATCGAAAAAGTGATTTTTAACCCTGAGCTTGAATATGAGATGGGTGAGGTAGAAACAATAGAGGTGGATCCCTTTCAGTTCGGTTGTTATCCGGTCAAATGGAAAAAGAATCAAAAGGCTGAAGCCAATTTGCATTACTACCCAATGAGTGTCCGTGAAATAAAGAGACGATGGCCTGCGGTTGCCAAAGATGTCAAACCGGACAGTGAGTATTTGAAGGAACTCGGCGGTGAACGGAGAGAGGTAGCTCTTGGTCAGAGTTCTACCAGCAGTTTGGTTAAGCTTGCCGGTGTCGTTAGTGAGCTCATCAATAAGGTTTTTGGTGCTAGTATAGAGGCTGAGGAAGCCCTTGTCGTCGAATGCTGGACCAAGGATTACAGCATGGTCAAGGAGACTGTTGAGGAAGAGCGGGAAATACCTGATCCCAAAACTGGAATCCCAACCATGAAAATGGTTAAAGTTGAGAAAGAACAACCTAAGTATAAAGGGCATATTCGCTGTATCGCCTGTTGCAATGGTGGCGATGTAATCTTGTATGATAAAGATAATCCCAGCATCAATCCCACTCTTCCTGATGAGGAAGCCCAAAAAACATATCTGTATGATAAGTACCCTTTCAACGTAACGGTCAGCATCAAGGATACCTCAAACCCCTGGGGAATGTCCGATTTTGAGCAACTGGAATGGCTCAACAAGGAATTCAATAAATCGCTATCCCAATTTGTCTTGGTCAAAGATAAAAAGGCGCGGAGCAAACTCATTAATCCCACAAGCTCAGGCGTGAGAAACGAAGAGATCACAAATTACCCTGGCATATTAAATCCTAGAAATGCTATGGAAAGCCAGGGAATCCGCTATCTCGAGTATCCCTATGATACGGCTGATATTGAAAAGGGTCTGGAACTATTCAGGGATATCTTCTTCACTGTTGCCGGTACGTTTGAATTGGAAAAAGCCCAGACACCTGGTAGAGACGTAATCGCATACAAGGCTATTGCGGCACTACTTGAACATGCGGCTACTATGATGCGTGGTAAACTCCGATCATACAGCAAGCTAATCAGAGACCGTGGCCGTATGTATGTATCTCATTTGCAGAACTGGTACACGGAAGAGAGATGGATTTCCTATCCAGACAAGGGAGAGCAGAAACCCCTACAAATCAGGGGGAAAGAACTAATAATCCCGGCGCGTCTTTCGGTTGTTTCGGGCTCCACCATGCCTATTTCCAAGATTCAACAACGAGAGGAAGCATTGGCCTTGTTTGAGAAACAGGCTATCGACCAGGAAGACCTCTTGGAGAAGATAGATTGGTCTGAACGTAGCGAAGTTCTTAAACGTATGAGAATGGGGCCACTCCAGGAAGTCTTTGAGCGAATGGCTGGCATGGGCTTCCCACAACAAGCACTCAAACTCTTACAACAAGTTTCACAAATGGAAGATAAAGACTTTGAAAAGGCACTAAAAGAAGGGAAATTGCCACCCATAGCGAAGTTGCTTAGTGGTCAACAACCAGAACCACCGCCGGAGGAACTTGAGGCAAAGGCAGAGATACAGAAGACAGGAGCAGAGACAAAGAAACTTGATGCGGAAACTATCTTAACAAAGGCAAAGGTAGAAACTGAGAAAGTAAAACAGGATACCGAAAAAGCGAAGATTGCTTTAGAGAAGGATAAATTAAAGATCGAACGAGCTAAAGTTGTTAAGGATGGAGAGAAAAAAGCCGAAAAAACATCAAAAGGAGAGTAGCCAATGATTGATTTAAAGAGAACGATCAAGGAAACCAAGGCTGATATGAAGCCCGACTCTGTAGAGGTAGAACGTGAGCGTTATCCGTATGGTCTTCAGGTTAGACTTGAGGAAGAGGAAATCGCAAAACTCAAACTTACTTTGGGAAATTTCGATGTCGGCCAGAAAGTGACCCTTAGCTGCAAAGCCGAAGTGACAGAAATACGCAGTTCCGTAGGATTAAAGAGAAAATCGGCTACTCTTGCTTTGCAGATCACTCATCTGGAATTAGATGCTGGGAAAAAGCCCAAATTTGCCAAGTATATGGAAGAACAATCCAAGGGCCCAGGGGAATAGATGCCCATTTTTGATTTACAATGCAACCAGTGTGATGCAGTAATCGGTGATATCGTAATTCTTTCAAGAGAAGAGTATGTTTGCCCTTATTGTGGTGGTGATACACGGAAACTGATCACACTTTCAAAGAATTCATTTGAACAAGATCCGGCATGGATCAAAACTGTTTTGGAGGTCGTGGATAAAGATTCAGGTAAACCTCACTGTGATCGATTTTTAAAGAATCCTACACGCTCTAATTACAGGGCTTGGATGAAAGGCGAAGGACTCCGGCCCATGGAGAATGAACACGGGGCCGTGCCGACTGAACCCCGAACATTGCCGGAACCGGATATGAAACCACTCATGAAGGAACTGATGGAAAAGCGCCGGGAACGAAAAGGGTAAAGATGCCAGCACCAAGCAAAGCAATGAGACAAGCAGCGGCGATAGCCCTTCATCATCCTGGAAAGCTCTATAAGCGAAACCGTGAGATGTTGGGAATGACACAGGCACAACTACATGACTTTGCGAGTACCAAGGAAAAGGGATTACCACGGAAAAAGAAAAAGAAGAGGCTCATCGACCATGGCAAATGAAGAACTCTTAATGCAATATCTGCTTAAAGCATTATTTCGTTGTTGTAAACAATTTCTGAAAATGCTACAGTTAATTATGAAAGGAGAAGGGCATAAAATATAACTAATTCTACATAACAACCTAATCCCTCTCTCCGGACACGGATTAGGTTAAGCCAATCACGCTCACAAGGCCTCGTTGGGTAATCGTTTAACAGACGATCTACTCGATGGGGCTTTTTTTATGGTTTGGGGCTTGTCCCCCTTGGAAGAGACAATAAACCTACAACTTTAATGGAGATTAACAAATGGTAGATCAAGTATCGACGCTAACTGATAGCCCTGCGGCCTCGTCAACCGTAGAGGATTCTAGTCCTGGTGATGAAGTCACCCTGATGGGAACTGTCGAAGGCGACACCCATGATTTGTCTGAGGAGACAATAACTACCGAGGGTGAACAGATTACCGAGGGCGAGAAGGAGGAGACTGTTCAAGCGGAAGAGGAAGGAAAAAAAGGGGAAGAAAAGAAAGAGGAAGAAGGGAAAGTCCCCGACAAGTATTCCGATGATCCTGCTTGGCAGCGAATACTCCGGGAACGGAACGAGGCCAGAGAAGCGACTAAGGAAGAGAAAGTAAGGGCCGAAAAAGCTGAGGCACAGGTCGAGGTCTTTAAGACGGTGAAACCTGCTGAGAAGGAAACTAAGGCAGAGGAAAAGCCACCGGAATTTGAAGACATTACCCAAAAGACCAGGGATGAACTCATTGAGGAGTTCAATGAGAATCCTGCTAAGTTTCTCAGCAATTATGGCCGCCAAATCCGTGCGGAAGTTCTGGAAGATGTTACGACAGAACAATCCAAGAATAGTGAAAAAGAGATGGGTGAGAAGATCATGGAAACTTTCGATGCCTATGGAAAGGAAAACGAGAGTTTCGGTGATATGTGGAAAAAGGGTGAACTTCAAGGTTATATGAAGAAAAACCCTGGCCACAACGCTATCTCTGCTCATCTTGTTCTGACCTTGGACTCCCGCATAAAAGCCGCAGTCGCAAAAGCCACGAAAGAAACCGAAGCCCGGGTATTGAAGGAAGTGAAAAGCAAGAAGCACTCAACTGTCCTTGGTGCTGGCCCTGGAACACAAGCTTCCGGGGAGGAACTTGAAGCAGAACTCAAGGACACTAAACCACGCGGAGGGCTTACTACGGTTCTGGCTGCGAAACTCAAAAAGAGCAGAGAACAATAAGCCGTAGAGACCTCCAATACACAAGGAGGATACACTATGGCATTAACATATGCTGAGTTGGAAAGTGTTACCAACGACTATTTTATCGCAGATAACAAGCAAGCGGTAGATATTTATTTTAACACTTCCTTTCTGATGACGCATTTTATGAAGAATCAGAAGGGATTGTGGAAAAGGCCCCCTGGTGGTCACTTAATTAGGATACCCCTTGAGTATGATGGGGCAGAGGGTGGTTTTTATTCCCGCTCCGATCCTTTGTCAAGTGATGACAGGGAATCAATCAATGCGGCTTGGTTCAAATGGAAACATGCTTATGGTAATGCAACCATCTACCGCACGGATGAACTAGAGAATGCTAGTGAGTATGCTGAAGTTGAACTTGTCACAACGAAAATCGGTGGAGCCCAAAAAACCTGCCGGAAGCAGTTGGCCGATAGCATCTACGGATCTGGAGGCGATAACTCAAAGCTGCTCACTGGCCTTTTGTCATTAACAAGTGAGACCACGACTACTGCCTATGGTGGCCTTCAGGAAGCCGATCTAGCCGCAGCCGATGGCACCACGCCATGGGAAGGTAAGACCAATTCTACTGCTGCTGACATCTCTCTTGCTGTAATCAGAACGCTTCGCACCGATGCTAAGGTAGCAGATGGTCCCGGTGGCAAGCCGGATGTGGGAACCACAACTGAAGCGCTGTTCAATATCGTAAATGGGATTCTTCAGACTCAACAGCGATTTGTCCAGGATACGGAAACAGCCAAGGCTGGTTTTCTCCATCTGGTATTCGAGGGCATGATTCTGGCCGCCGATGATTACTGTCCGACTGGATACCTGTTCGGTATCAATTCCAATTTCTTCGGGTTTGCCGTTCATAAGAACGGTTATTTTGCCCGTGAGAAATGGAGCAAGTTGGTTGGGCCGGTAGGCAGAACCATGAAGGTTTTCTGGGATGGCAATGCGATTTGTTCAAACCGGAAGGCTCACAAAGCTCAAAGCGGTCTGACCTAATCGGTTAAGACTAAATACGGAGGATATTAACAATGACACAGGCAAATATGAAAGTAGATGGATGGGCTCAAAGCCTCTATGAGCAGTCTGTCACAAAGAAGGAAAAGTTAGGGGCATTGCGTATTGACGATCTCGGGCGGAAGTTTCGGTATGCACATGCTGACGGTGCTCTTGTAGCCGGTAAAATGTGCAGGGCGGCTGATGCCGAGGGTGATTTTGTCGATAAGACCGGTGTTGCGGCAAGTATAGGGGATACTGAGGTCACGGTTACCATTGTAAACCCTGGAGCTGCCTATGCAGAGGATCATTTTGCAGAAGGTCAGTTGGTTATCAGGGATCAGCTCATCTCTTATCCCATTATCGCAAGTCAGGCAATTGCTGCAACTGCTCAGGTAACGTGCAAGATCCACCTTGCAGAGCCACTGCATGTAGCGATTACAGCGAGCATGGAAACCGAGCTGGCTGAATCTCTCTGGCAGGATGTTTTGCAGGATTCTACCCAGGAGTGCGTTCCTGTGGGTGTGGCCCTAATAGCGGTTACTGATAACTATTACTGCTGGTTGCAGACTGGTGGTGTGGGTATCTGGGCCGCTGCTGCTACGGGTAGTCCTACGGTTGGCACTATGCTGATACCATCTGCCACAACGGGACGTTCGGCAATCATTGGTGCCAATCAGACTGCTGGCGGTACTGCTTCCACATTCGAGGTTGACAGGCCTTTTGCTGCGCTTGCCATGGGAACAGCGACAGCCAGCGATGCCCAAGTCGTAAAGTTCGTTATCGACTGACAGGCACATTGATAATCATAGG